GCTGGCCGATGCAACCATCGGCAATGTCCGCCACACCCTCAGCACACTTGCAGATGCAACCCCGGTTCTGTCCCAGGCCATCGCCGACACCCGCGTCAAGGCGGTGGGCGGGGTCTACGACATCGCAACCGGCAAGGTGACGCTGGTCTGACGGGCGGGCGCTGCGGTTCATCCGTTACGCGGCGGATCAACAGCGACGCGTCGTCACCAGCCATCCGAAACGGATCGCTGTGCTGGCGTCCGTCACACTCAGGGAAGAAGGGACAGGGGCGAAACGGCGGCCGCCCAACAGGTGGCGCGCCTGGGGCGCAGAATACGCGCCCTGCCTGCCGCGCCTGGCATGCAGAGCTGCGGCTGAGATGGCGGAGGGAAAGGACTCTTCGACAAACTCGCTTGAAGTATGATCCACATCGCGCCAGCACGTCTTCGTATTCGTAAGTGAATCTTCGCCACCGCAGAAATTCTCTGTTCAAGACGAGGAAGCGCAGCGCCGGCATTTGGCGCTCCAGACAGTATTACCTTGATAGTGTTTTCCGCCCACGCCTTCGTCGTGTCGCAGTCAAACTGGCCCGAGCGAAAGGAAACGGAAATGAAGGAAACTCATTTGAACCAACTTGAACTGGCAGTCCGCTGGAGGATCAGCCATCGCACGCTTGAGCGGTGGCGTTGGACCGGTGAGGGACCGAAGTTCCTCAAGGTGGGCGGCCGGGTGGTCTATCGCCTGTCCGATGTCGAGGAATACGAGCAGTCGATTATCCGCTCCAGCACCTCCGACCCTGGCCAGGCTCAGCAAGCGGGCGCGTGACCATAGCTCCAGGATGGCGGTTGGCCGAGGCGCAGCCGCCATCATCGCCCTCTCCCCTGCTTGCAGACCCTACCCATTTCGATTGAACCCACTCCGCTTCTCGGATAGCTTGATTGAAAATCCAGAAACTGGGCTCGCCTAGTTTCGGGACGGATCATGTCACCGGGAGTGCATGGTGGGAACAGAGAAGGCTGATCTTCGGTGGGGCGTCGAGCGACGGCTCGAATTCATCGAGTTCCGCCTGTTTTGGGAGGGGCACGTGAATCGGGGCGATCTGATGGAAGCGTTCGGCGTGTCGGTGAACCAGGCGTCCACCGACCTGAACCGCTACATCGGCATGGCTCCGGACAACATGACCTACGACAAGAGCGCCCGGACCTACATCCGAGGCAGCAAGTTCGACCCACTGTTTCTGAAGCCGGACGCTAGCCGATACCTCTCTCAGCTTCGTTCTGTCGCCGATGGCATCCTCGACCGGGCTGATGCCTGGATCGGGCAGTTTCCGTCCTACGACTCCGCGCCTACGCCCGTGCGGGGCGTCAACGCCAAGACCCTGCGTTCTGTGGTCGCCGCAATCCGCCGATCAGAAGCCATCGAGGTCAAGTATCAGTCGCTGTCCCGGCCGGAGCCGCGCTGGCGCTGGATTGCGCCACACGCGATCGGGTTCGACGGTTTCCGCTGGCACACACGGGCCTTCTGTCTCACCGATCAGAGCTTCAAGGACTTCCTGCTCTCGCGGATCATCGAGACCCGCGGCACCAAACCGAGCGAGATCGGTGCCGATCGCGACGCCGACTGGAACGAGCAAGTGACTTTGGAGATCGGACCGCACCCACAGCTGTCCGAGACGCAGCAGAAGGTCATTGCCCTCGATTACGGGATGCGTAGCGGCCGGGTGAAGATCCCCGTGCGCAAGGCCCTTCTCTACTATGCTCTCAAGCGGCTGGGGCTGGACACCGACCCCACAGCGCGGCGCCCTCAGGATCAGCAAATTGTACTCATAAATCGCACTCAGGTGCAAACCGCGAGCGCGTCTGCGGACAAGGGGGAGTAATATGGCGCGCCTCGAAGAACTTCTGCCGAATACTTCACTTCGCGGGGTGCTGCCAGACGGGCTTGTGACCGTTGTCAATGTTCAGTGGTACGGCTCTGAAGCTCTGGAACTGACCTACAAGGATGCACGAGGGAAGGTCGCAAATGAGTTGCTCTATCGGCACGATGAGGCACGGCTAGAAGTCGTCGAAGAAGGCAGGCCGTGGAGTCTCGACGGTGACGGCCGGCTATTCCGGCTCGTTTCGGAGGCCCACCGCATCAGGCTAGCTCACCTTTTTGATCCGGTTCTCGCGGTTCACACCTCTTTGGTTGAACCGCTGCCGCACCAAATCACTGCGGTCTATGAGGAAATGCTTCCCCGCCAGCCGCTGCGGTTTCTGTTGGCTGACGACCCTGGCGCAGGCAAAACAATTATGGCGGGCCTCCTCATAAAGGAGCTTGTTGCCCGAGGTGACCTTCATCGCTGTTTGGTCGTTTGCCCCGGAAGCCTTGCCGAGCAATGGCAGGACGAACTGTATCGCCGCTTTCAGCTTCCGTTCGAGATTATGACGAACGACAAGCTGGAGGCTGCCAGGACCGGAAACTGGTTCCTAGAAAATAATCTAGTCATCGCGCGTCTGGACAAGCTCAGCCGCAACGAGGATTTGCAGGCGAAGCTCGAGGTCCCAGATGCGAGGTGGGATCTCGTAGTGTGCGACGAAGCGCACAAAATGTCTGCGAGTTTCTTTGGTGGCGAGGTCAAGTACACGAAGCGCTACCAACTCGGACAGCGGCTCTCGGCTCTGACTCGTCACTTCCTTCTAATGACTGCGACGCCTCACAACGGTAAGGAGGAGGATTTTCAGCTATTTATGGCGCTGATAGACGGTGACCGCTTCGAGGGCCGGTTCCGCGATGGCGTGCATGCCAGTGACGTATCCGATCTGATGCGGCGGATGGTGAAGGAAAATCTCCTGAAATTCGACGCAACGCCGTTGTTCCCGCCTCGAGTAGCAAAGACTGTTCCCTACCGGCTATCTGATAAGGAGGCAGAGCTCTACAAGGCTGTGACGGCCTACGTTCGCGAAGAATTCAATCGGGCTGAGGCACTTCAGAACGATAAGAGAGCCGGGACTGTTGGATTTGCGCTAACGATCCTACAACGTCGTCTCGCCTCATCACCGGAAGCCATCTATCAGTCATTGCGTCGGCGTCGTGAGCGACTTGAAAGTCGCTTGCGTGAGTTGGAACTCCTGCAGCGCGGGGCGGTCGTTCAGGCCCTCTCAAGCTCTGGCCCATCTTTCGACGCCGAAGATCTAGATGACCTTGAGGATGCGCCTGATCAGGAACTGGAAGACACCGAAGATCAAATCCTGGATCAAGCTACAGCGGCTCGAACTATTGACGAGCTTCGAGCTGAGATCGCGACCCTTATCGATCTAGAAAAACTCGCCCTCGGTGTTCGAAGAGGTGGAGAAGATAAGAAATGGCGGGAGCTCGCCGAGCTCTTGGGGGAGATATTCACCCCTGCCGCTATAGCCAATCAGTTAGCTGAAGATGCAGCGCCGTATGATGCTGGCGTTCCTGTTCCAAAGGCATCACCACACCAGAAGCTCGTGATCTTCACCGAGCATCGCGACACGCTCACATACTTGACCAACCGCGTGAGCACACTCCTCGGCCAAAGAGAGGCCGTGGTTACGATCCACGGCGGCGTCGGCCGAGAGGATCGCATGAAGGCCCAGGAGGCCTTTCGGCACGATCCCCAGGTGAAAGTGCTCATAGCTACGGATGCGGCAGGTGAAGGCATCAACCTTCAGCGGGCGCATCTGATGGTGAATTACGACCTGCCTTGGAACCCCAATCGCCTTGAACAGCGCTTCGGTCGGATTCACAGAATTGGCCAGACTGAGGTTTGTTTCCTTTGGAACTTGGTTGCCGATGAAACGCGTGAGGGCGACGTGTACCGAACGTTGCTCGAAAAACTTGAGCGCGCTCGGGAAGCACTGGGCGGCCAGGTGTTTGACGTGCTCGGGAAGGTCGTCTTCGACGGCAAACCACTCCGCGAGCTGCTGATTGAAGCTATCCGCTTTGGTGAGAAGCCGGAAATTAAAGAACATCTCACCAAAGCCGTGGAGGGGGCACTTGATCACGAGAAACTCCGGACGCTGCTTGAAGATCGAGTTCTTGCTCCGGAATCCATGGACGCCAGCCGTGTTCATCGAGTCCGAGAAGAAATGGAGCGTGCGGATGCCCGCCGTCTGCAGCCCCACTATATCGAATCTTTCTTCCTTGAAGCATTTAGGGAGTTGGGCGGCACTGCTCGACAGCGGGAACACCGAAGGTACGAGATCAGCCGTGTTCCCGCGCCAATTAGGAACCGGGATCGACTGATCGGGCTGGGTGAGCCCGTTCTGTCCCGCTATGAACGAATAGCCTTCGATAAAGCCCTTATTGCGCCGCAGGGCCAGCCACTCGCGGCTTTCGTCTGTCCGGGACATCCTCTGCTCGATGCGACACTCGACCTAACGCTTGAGCGCCATCGCGACTTGATGCGTCGCGGAGCCGTCTTGGTCGATGAACGCGACCCTGGTGAGAGCCCGCGCATGCTCTTCTACCTTGAGCACGCGATCCAGGACGGCAGTCAGACTCGGTCAGGCGATCGTCGAATCGTTTCAAAACGAATGCTGTACGTGGAGATGGATGCCAATGGCAATGCTCGCCACCTAAGCTATGCGCCCTATCTTGATTATCGTCCGCTTCGCGAGGACGAACCTGCCGCGAGCGAAATTCTGCAGCGCCCGGAGTGTTCTTGGCTTAGCCGGGACCTTGAGGCCAAGGCACAAGCGCATGCCATTGGAAACGTCGTGCCCGATCACGTTAAGGAAGTTTCCGGACGGCGGCTGGAGCTGATAGCGAAGACCGAGGCTGCGGTAAAAGAGCGCCTGACGAAGGAAATTACATACTGGGATCACCGCGCCGAAGAGCTAAAGCTTCAAGAACAGGCAGGCAAGGCGAACGCCCGGCTGAATTCCAACGAAGCTCGCCGCCGAGCAGATCAACTTCAAGCGCGGCTTGAAAAAAGAATGACCGAGCTTCGGCTTGAAGCAAAGCTTTCACCCCTCCCGCCTGTCGTGATTGGAGGAATGCTGGTTGTACCGATCGGCCTGCTGGCAAAGATGGCGCCCGATCAGATCAAAGCCCCTGCGGTCTCGCCGGATACCCAAGCGGCTGCTGCGCGCGCCCGCCAGATCGTCATGGAGGTTGAGAGGGGCCTTGGTTACGAGCCAGTTGACCGCGAGCTAGAGAAGCTTGGATACGACATCGAAAGCCGAGTTCCAGGGACCGGCAGGCTCCGCTTCATTGAGGTCAAAGGCCGCGCCGAGAGTGCCTCGACGATCACCGTTACCAAGAATGAAGTCCTTTATTCACTCAACAAGCCCGACGACTTCATTCTAGCAATTGTTGAGTTCAAAGGAGATCTGCAAACGGGCGACCACCAAGTTCACTATGTGCGTCGTCCGTTTCAACGCGAACCCGATTTCGGCGTCACCAGCATCAACTATGATTTCGCCGAGCTCCTTTCCCGCGCGGAGCCGCCCAGATGAGCGCGCGGCCAGCATACTTCGACGCAATCCGCAAAAAGGCGGCGCAGCGGTGGGACCAACTCGAAGAGGACCCGGAGCTTGCCGGGCCATGGCACCAGCTCTTCAAGCAGGTGCAAAGTCCACGGCATATCCTCTCTGAGCTTCTTCAGAATGCCGATGACGCTGGCGCAAACTCTGCTGCTGTTTGGATCGAAGATGGAGTGTTCATCTTCGAGCATGACGGAGAGGATTTCGCGGAGGAGCACTTCGCATCGCTCTGCCGCTTCGGGTACTCGAACAAGCGTGCGCTGCATACCATCGGCTTCCGCGGGATTGGCTTCAAGAGCACGTTCAGCCTCGGGAACCAGGTTGAATTATATACTCCGTCGCTCTGCGTTGCGTTTCACCGCCAGCGCTTTACAGAGCCGGTCTGGCTACCGACGGCAGCTGTGACCGACGGCCATACAAGGATTCGCGTCGCGATCAGCGATCAGCACAGGCAGCGAGAGGTCGAGAAGAATCTTGAAGAATGGCTCAAAAGCCCGGTTTCGCTTCTCTTCTTCAAGAACATCCGTCGTATGCGGATCAACGATCGCGAAGTCCATTGGGGGAGTCTCGGTCCGGGCCCTGTTCCCGACAGCGAATGGATGGCTCTCTACGATAAGGATGACGAGTCGTACCTATTGATCAGGTCCGAGCCGGAGGCATTCCCCGAGGAAGCGCTTGCAGAGATCCGGCAGGAGAGGATGCTCGGATCCGAAGAGGGCACAGATTTTCCTCCCTGCAAAGTCGAGGTCGTCCTCGGTGCGAAGGGGCGCCTCTACGTTGTGCTTCCAACGGGTGTGGAGACGGAGCTTCCTTTTGCCTGCAACGGGCCATTTATTCAGGATCCTGCCCGCGTAAAAATCAAAGATCCAGAGACATCACCGACGAACCGCTGGCTCCTGGAGCGGGTGGGCAAACTCGCTGCGTCGGCCATGCTGTGCTGGCTTGGTGAAGAAAATACATCGCTCGCCGAGCGCGCTCGCGCCTATGGCCTTTTCCCGGACGTCGACAGAGAAGACAGCTCATTGGAAGGCGTCTGCGGAACGATTGTCGAGGAGGCCTTCGCGGAACGCATCGACGGCAAAGAGGTCCTGCTCACTGAAGGCGGGGAACTCGTTCCGGAGAAGCAATCCGTCATCGTTCCCACCACAGTTCTCGAGGTGTGGCCGGCTGAACAAGCATCAGCATTGCTGGACCCGGAAGCGAGGCCGGCGCTTTGCCACAGCATCGATCTGGGTGATCAGAGGAAACTAATTCGGTGGGGACTGGTCGAAGATATCAGCAAGCAGAAGCTTCTCGGCATATTGCAGGAAAAACATCTTCCTAGACCAGAAAGCTGGCGCCAGCTTCTTGTATTGTGGGCCTATGTCGCGCCGGAGATCACGGGCTATCGTCATTATGTAGACGCCGAATCTGTCAAGCTCATCCCTGTCCAAGGCAAGGATGTCTTGTATGCGGCGAATGAGGTTGTTCGACTTGGAGAGAAGAAGCTTCTTCAGTCCGAAGGCGACTGGGAATTCCTTTCGCAGTACCTGATCGTACTCAATCAGAATTGGCCGCGCTTCCTCGCCGAACAGCGGCGCGGTGCCTCCGAGGACACGGGCACCGTGGCGAAGGATGACGTGGAGGCGGCGTACGCCGTCCTGGAAGAAATTGGCCTAGATGACACCAGCGATGCGAACAAGGTCATCGACCAGGTAGCAGCCGAATTCTTCTCCCAGGACAGCGTATCGTTGGGAGGCTGCGTTCAACTGGCACAGATTGCGGCAAAGCTGGGTGCGAATGTCGGCGACAGCTTCAAGTATGCCACACGCGATTGCCGCCTTCGGTCGAGCGATAAAGCCATCCTTTTCGACGAAGATGGAAAGCTTGGCGATCTTCTGCCCGAGGCCCAGCGCGATGCCAGTGTTCTCCATCAGGATTATTCGCGCACTTTCACGTCGTGCTTATCGGAAGACTGGCAGAAATGGATTGCGTCCGGCCGGTCAAATCTCCTGACGTTCGTCCCCTTGGTTTCAAAGCGCATCAGCGTCTACGGGAAGCGCCAGATCGAACGGGAGGCGCGGCTCCGTGGGCACCAAGGTGAGTTGTCGTACCCGTATGTCACGTCCCGATTCGTTATCGAGGATTGGGACTTCGAAGAGACCTACTGGCGTCACTGGCAGGCCTTAGCTGCCGAAGACGATCGGATTTGGGTCAAGCTCGTTGATCGAATCCTGGCGCAGCGAGAGACTTATTGGAGCCGGGCCAAGAGCGCCAAGCTTCTCCAGGTGGCGACCACCGGCAACACCCGCTCCATGACGTTCAGCCCGTTGTTGCCGTCATGGGCCCTGAAGCTACGAAAGCTGCCGTGCTTGTCCGACACGCGGGGCTTTCATCGGAAGCCGGACGACCTCCTCAGGCGCACGCCGGAGACAGAGTCCCTGATGGACGTGGAGCCGTTCGTGCACGGCCTCTTGGACCGCGAGACCACGCGACCGCTCCTCGACCTGCTGGGTGTGCGAAGCACGCCCACTGGCCCCGACCGCCTAATCGACTGCCTTCGAGCCTTGGCGAAAGCGGACAAGCCACCCGTCCACGAGGTCGAAAAGTGGTACCGCCGACTGGATCAAATGGTCGAGACGTGCTCGACGGCCGACTTCCAGAAGATCCGCCAGGCGCTGCGAACTGAGAAGCTCATTCTGACCCATGATGGCTCTTGGGCGACTGCGTCGTCGGTCTTCTTGATGTCCGATGACGAGGATGTGCCGGATGCGGCCGTGATCCGGAGCTCAGTGAGCGACCTCGCCCTGTGGCGGAAGATTGGCGTGTCCGACCGGCCAACGGCGGACCTTGCGATTGAGTGGTTGAAGGGCCTCGAGTCAGGAGCCGCGCTTGCTCAAGAGGATGCTCGGCGCGTTCGATCTCTACTCGTACGTCATCCCGTTCGCATTTGGGAGGAATGCGGGCACTGGCTGAACCTTGCTGGCGAGTGGTCGCCGGTCGAGAATCTCGCCTATGCACTTACGATGCAGACCCTCATCCCGTGGCGGCACCTTCACCAGTGGGTGAAGCAGACGACGGCAGACCTGCAGCGGCTCCCCGGAGAAGCGACTTCCAGTCCGCCATTTTCAGAACTGCCACTGCTGGCAGCGCAGATCGAGGAGCGTTTCCAGGAGGATCCCCTGTTCGCAGGGCAGCATCTCAAAAAGGAGTGGCTGCGGACTCTTGGTATCGAGCTGTGCCGGATCGAATTCGACGCCGAGGAAGAGACTGACCGGGTGCGCGCTGTTGCCGCGATGCTCGCCAAGACCGAGTGGGTCGAGACGCCGGGTCTGGAGATCATCCCGTACATCAACGGCACGCCTGCCGGGACACCGCGCCGCGCAGATGTCGTGTGGCTTGATGAGCGCCTGTACGTGGAGCCGCTCCCTAAGGCGAAACTCGCCCGCCGTGTGCCCGAGGAAATCGGCAAGGTATTCGCCCGGTCCGACATCAAGGCTGCGCTCGACTACAGCTTCGATCGTTCCGCACAGGACATTCGAGAGTACCTCGCGGAGAATTTCTCTCTCGCACCGGCCGCCCCCCTGCCCACAGTGGCGGACGTGCCGTCAGGTGAAGAGCCCGACCAGAATGCGCCCGAAGCGAAACCAACTCCGGATCCATCTGAACTTCACGCTGACGAGCCTGTCACCGCGTCTGACGATACGACCGTATCACCGGAGCTCGACTCCGAAGATCTGGCTCCTGACGATGATACCGACGGCGAAGAGGAACAGCAGCCCCTCGATGGCATCGACAGCCGGGACACCCGCCCCAGGCCGACGCCAAAGCCCCCGAAGGCGAGCATGATGGAGCGGTTCGCGAAGTCACAGGGTTTCCGCAAGGACGGCGAGGACCGCTTCTTCCATGAAAGCGGCAGCTGGATCGGCAAGGCTAACGGGGCGCGTTTTCCCTGGGAGCACCGCACTCCGGGGGGCGATCTGGTCCGCTACTACTGGCCCAAGGACCATTGCCTCGAACAGGAGCCGCTACAGCTCGAGGCCGATGTCTGGGGGCTGATCGAGCAGCATCCCGACACCTACGCACTCATCCTTTCAAACGTGGAGGGTGCCCCGGTCGAAGTGACCGGCGCTCGCCTGCGCGCCATGCGCGACGGGGGCGAAGTCACCCTTTACCCAGCAACATACAGGCTTGTTTACGACCATGACCGCCACGCATAAGAAAAAGCTCATCGAAGTGGCATTGCCACTGCCGGAAATCAACGACGCTTCGGCCTACGACAAGATGCCCGGCATCGGCCCCCATCCGAAGGGCATTCACCACTGGTGGGCCCGCCTGCCGCTTCCGACGGCGCGGGCGATCCTCTTTGCGTCGGTCGTCGACGATCCTGAAGCGCATCCTGACAAGTGGCCGACCGAAGAAGAGCAGAACGCCGAACGCGAGCGCCTTTTCGACATTCTGCGCCGCATGATGGGCAAGAAGCTGCATGAAGCGCCTGAGGTCTACGCCGAAGCACAAGCGGAGATGCTCAAGCATTGTGACGGGAAGCTACCGGCGGTATTCGATCCCTTTTCTGGCGGTGGCTCGATCCCGCTGGAGGCCAATCGGCTAGGATTTGATGCTCACGCTGGCGATCTAAACCCGGTCGCGGTCCTGCTTAACAAGTGCAATCTGGAAATCGCGCCACGCTGGGTTAACAGCCCACCGATAAACCCGAATGCCCGGGCGAATATAGCAGGGTCCGAGGGGTGGCGCGGGAACCAGGGGCTTTCAGAGGACATCCGCTATTATTCATCTCTGATCGGCCGAAACGCCGAAAATGCGGTTCTTTCGCATTATCCCCGTGCAAAAATTTCCGATGGTACACGTGGAGAAGGCACGAAGGTCATTGCTTGGATTTGGGCGCGGACCGTGGCGAGCCCAAACCCTGCATTCAGAGGCAAGCACGTTCCGCTGATAAGTTCCTACTGGCTTTCCACGCAGAAAGGCAATTCTACTTGGCTATCCCCAAACGTAGACAAATCTACGGGCGAATACCGGTTTTCTATTGAAACTGGCACTCCCGACGATCGCCGTGCGGTGGGGGCCGGTACGAAAGTTGGTCGAGGCGGGTTCAGGTGTTTGCTTAGCGGTGATCCGATACCATTTGATTATATCCGTACGGAAGGCAGATCCGGCCGCATCGGCTTTCGCTTAGTAGCAATAGTGGCAGAAGGAAAACGCGGGCGACTTTATCTGCCAGCCACCGAAGAACACGAGGAGGCGGCGCAGGCCTCACTACCGATTGATGTTCCCGATACAGATCTGCCTGACGAAGCTTTGGGATTTCGGATTCAGAACTACGGGATTACGAAACACTGGATGATGTTTTCCGACCGACAGCTTGTTGGCCTGTCAGCTCTTTGCAGGGAAACGATAAATGTTCGTGACGCAATTCTCTCGGACGCTTTGAAATGTGGAATGCCAAACGAGGACGCTGAGCTATATGCGAAGCACCTATCAGTTTTCTTATCTCTCTGTATCGACCGCTGTGTAGACTTCAACAACTCCCTTTGCCGCTGGAGTGCATCCAACCAGAAGGTAATGAATCTTTTCGGGCGCCAGGCAATCCCCATGGTGTTTGATTTTGCTGAGGCAAATCTCTTCGGAAACTCAGTGGGTTCCTGGAATACCTGCAGCGAGTATGTCGCCAAATGCGTTGAGACGATCACCGCAGGGCAGTCACGAATTGGGACGGCGCGTCAAATTGATGCGGCGACAGGATCAAATGGCATCGACAATTTGTTGGTGAGCACCGATCCGCCGTATTACGACAATATCGGATACGCTTCGCTGTCCGACGTATTCTATGTATGGACGCGGAAAATGCTTGCGAGCATTTATCCAGAGTTATTCTCTACTGTTCTGGTTCCCAAGATACCCGAGCTCACTGCAGCGCCAGAACGATTCGATGGAGACAAAGAAAAAGCTAAACAACACTTCGAATCCGGCTTCAGATCTACGTTCATGGCGCTTCGAGAGAGCATGGCGCCGTCATATCCGCTAACAGTCTACTATGCGTTCAAGCAAGAGGATGAAGATGCCGGAGATGAGGAAGACAATAATGCGGTCGATCTGACCACTGGATGGGAAACACTTCTGGAAGCTCTTGTATCAAGTGGCTTTCAGATTACTGGCACTTGGCCGGTTCGTGCTTCACAGGCATGGCGCATGCGGTCCATGGGGTCGAATGCGCTGGCATCTTACATCGTGCTCGCATGCCGCCCGCGCCCGGATGACGCCCCCCAGATTGCCAGCAACCAGTTCCGAAACGAGCTGAAGCGCACACTGCCGGCGGCACTGCGACATCTGCAGCAGGGCAACATCGCGCCCGTGGACTTTGCCCAGGCCGCGATTGGTCCCGGCATGGCGGTCTACTCGCGCTACAGCCGCATTCTCGAATCATCGGGCCGTCCCATGACGGTTCGGACGGCGCTTGGCATCATCAACCAGACCCTCACCGAAGTTCTGAGCGAGCTTGAGGATGACTTCGACTCTGACACCCGCTGGGCCATCGCCTGGTTCGAGCAGAACGGCTTCACCGCCGGCGACTACGGCGACGCCGAGCTCCTCAGCAAGGCAAAGGTGACAGCAGTTTCAGGGCTGGTCCAGGCCGGGATCGTGGAATCGAAGGGCGGAAAGGTCCGCCTGCTTTCCCCCGCTGAGCTCCCCGCCGATTGGGACCCAACCAGCGACAAGCGGCTCACGGTCTGGGAGATGACGCACCACCTCTTGCGCCTCTACCACTTCGACAAGGCGGGCGATGAAGCAACCGCGGCACTGCTCCGGAAGCTCGGCAACCAGGGAGAGGTGGCGCGTGAACTCGCCTACCGCCTCCACAACATCAGTGAGCGGAAGAAGTGGTCGCAAGAGGCGCAGGGCTACAACGCCCTTGTCCTCGGATGGCCGGAAATCGCGCGGCTTGCCCGCGAGATGCCCGTGGCCGCGTCCGAGACGCCGGCTCAGGGCACTTTGATCTAACGGAGGGCAGGCAACATGGCGGCAACCAATCACGAGCGCGTCGGCAATGCTCTCGACCTGCTCCGCGCGGGACTTGGCCCTTTCGTCGAACGAGAGATCAAGGCGGCGATGAAAGACGGGACGAGCATTCCGTCCCTCCAGGCGCTTGCAAGCGACCCACTGATCAAGGACAAACCCATAACCGACTGGGATGCAGCGCTGCTGCTGAAGGTGATGTGGGAGTCCTGGAACGAGGTCTTCCGCAAGACGCTCGGCCCCGCCGAGCGGGGGCTCGTCGGTGAGTTGCGCGGCCATCGGAACAAATGGGCCCATCAGGAACCATTCACGAGCGATGACGCTTACCGCGCGCTCGACAGCGCCGGCCGGTTGCTGACGGCCGTCTCCGCCCCGCAATCGCGGGAGTTGGAGCGCATCAAGATGGAATTGCTGCGCGTCCGGTTCGATGAGCAGGCGCGAAACGAGAAGCGGAAGTCGGCGGGCACCGCCATTGAAAGCCAGGCGACCGGTTCACTGAAGCCGTGGCGCGAGGTTGTCAGCCCGCATCGTGATGTGGCGAGCGGACGCTACCAGCAGGCGGAGTTCGCGGCGGACCTTTGGCAGGTCCATATTGGTGAGGGTGCCGACGAGTACCGCAAGCCGGTGGAATTCTTCCGCAGGACGTTCCTGACCGACAGCCTTCAACAATTGCTGGTCGGCGCCGTGCGTCGCCTCTCTGCGGACGGCGGCGACCCGGTGATCCAGCTGCAGACCAACTTCGGTGGCGGCAAGACGCACTCGATGTTGGCGCTGTACCATCTGTTCTCCGGTGCGACCCCAAGCGAACTGCTTGGCGTCGAAGGCGTCATGAAGCAAGCCGGAATCGCTGAGCTTCCCTCGGTCAAGCGGGTGGTTCTGGTCGGGAACAAGATCTCGCCCGGCAACCCGGTCAAGAAGGAAGACGGCACCCTCGTTCACACGCTGTGGGGCGAGCTCGCCTGGCAGCTTGGCGGCCGCGCGGCATACGACCGGATTCGGGCGGATGACGAGAAAGCAACGAGCCCCGGCGACGTTCTGCGCGATCTGTTCAATGAGTATGGCCCAGCGCTCGTCCTGATCGACGAGTGGGTGGCCTATGCGCGTCAGCTACATGACCAGAGCGATCTCCCCGCCGGCAGCTTCGAGACTCACTTCACCTTTGCTCAGGCGCTGACGGAGTCGGCAAAGCTCGCGAAGCACTGTCTGCTGGTCGTCAGCTTGCCGGCATCGGACACTGCGGGATCGCCACACACCCAAGCTGATGACGTGGAGGTCGGCGGGCGCCGTGGGCGCGAGGCACTGGACAGGCTCCGCAATGCGATCGGTCGAGTGGAATCCTCTTGGCGGCCTGCGAGTGCCGAGGAAGGTTTCGAGATCGTTCGTAGGCGCTTGTTCGAACCGCTGATCGAGCAATCTCAATTCGTGTCGCGGGACACTGTCGCCAAGGCCTACTTCGACCTATACCGCAGCCAGCATCAGGAGTTTCCGCAGGAGTGCCGGGACTCCGAATATGAGGGACGCCTCAAGGCCGCTTATCCCATCCATCCCGAAGTGTTCGATCGGCTCTACACGGAGTGGTCGACGCTCGTGAAATTCCAGCGGACGCGTGGTGTTCTGCGCTTGATGGCCGCTGTGATCCACAGCCTTTGGGAAAAGGGCGACCGCAATCCGCTGATACAGCCGGCCAACATTCCGATCGATGACCCGCGCGTGCAGTTCGAGCTGACGCGATACCTGTCCGACAACTGGACGCCGATCATCGAAAAGGACGTTGATGGCCCTAACTCGCTTCCCCTGCGGATCGACGGCGAAGTCCCCAATCTCGGGAAATTCTCCGCGTGTCGCCGCATCGCACGCACGATCTACTTGGGTTCGGCGCCGGGATCGACGGTTTCCAACCGTGGCATCGAGGATCGGAGGATCAAGCTCGGATGCGTGATGCCGTCCGAATCACCGGCCATTTTCGGGGACGCTTTGCGCCGCCTCAGCGGTGCCGCCACGTATCTCTACCAAGATGGGGCGCGCTACTGGTACTCAACCCAGCCGACAGTCACCAAGCTGGCGGAAGATCGGACAGAACAGCTGAAGTCCGATCCTGACCGGATCAATCGCGAACTCGATGCAAGGCTCCGCGCCGATTTGCGCAAGCAGGGGGATTTCACAAAGGTCCATCCCCTTCCACAGTCGGGGCAGGACGTGCCCGATGACGTTGATGCACGGCTGGTCGTGCTCGGGGCGGATTATCCCCACAGCCGCGATGCGAGCAGCGCTGCAGAAGCTGCTGCGAAATCAATTCTTGAAACGCGTGGAACGGCCCCCCGGTTGTATCGGAACACTCTGGTGTTCCTCGCGGCCGACAAAACCCGACTCCAGGATCTTGATGAGGCAATTCGGCGGTTCATCGCCTGGCAGTCCATACTTGATGAGAAGAACGAGTTGGACCTTACCCCACACCAGGTGCGCCAGGCGGAAACACAGAAAGCGAGCGCAGACAGCTCGGTGAATGCGCGGCTACCCGAGGCATTCCAATGGCTGCTTGTTCCCCATCAGCCCACGCCGCAGTCGCCTATCGAGTGGCAGAGCTTCCGCCTGAGCGGCCAGGAACCCTTGGCAGTTCGCGCAAGCCGGAAGCTGCGGAACGATGAGCTCTTGATCACGGGCCTTGCTGCCACACGGCTTAGGCTTGAGCTTGATCAGGTTCCGCTTTGGCGTGGCGACCACGTTGCCGTGAAGCAACTCGTCGAAGACTTCGCACGCTACCTCTATCTACCGCGCCTCCGCGACACTGGCGTTCTGCTCGACGCAATCCGTGAGGGCCTCGGCCTCCTGACATGGGGCAGGGATTCTTTCGCTTATGCGGAGAGCTATGACGAAGCCGCCTCCCGATATAGAGGACTGCGTTGCGGACAGATGGTCTCTCTGTCGCCTGAGAACTTGGTCGGCCTGCTCGTAAAGCCCGAGCCAGCCCTCAAGCAGCAGGACGACGAGACGCCACGTCCGACCGCAGGGGGTGCGCCAACAGGGGGTGACCCTGCTAAGCCTAATGGTGATACGTCCGCGATCACCGGCGAAGACTCAGTCACCGGCCGCGGAGAAGCCCAGACACCACGACAGCCCAGACGCTTCCACGGATCGGTGACCCTCGACGCAGCGCGCGTGGGTCGCGACGCGAGCCGTGTCGCAGAAGAGGTGATTGCACACCTTTCCGGGCTGATGGGGGCGAATGTGAGGGTGACCCTCGAAATTGAAGCCGAGATCCCAAACGGCGCCCCAGACAACGTCGTTCGCACTGTCACCGAAAACAGCCGAACGTTGAAGTTCAATAGCCAAGGTTTTGAAGAAGACTGACGAGATGTCTCGGCTGACTCGAACCATCGAACAGAAAGCGCGGGGAGGCAGACTTCTTTGTGCCTGAGGCTGTCATATGCTGAAGCATTGCTCTGGAAGCGACACGCCAGCCAACTCGTCGCTGATGCGAAAGCAAAGTCGGCGTCAATTCCCTGCAACCCACTATTCGGTGCGAATCCACGTCTCTCCTCGCTCGTGTCCGAGGTGGATGGCATCAAAAAACGCCATGGGCTTCTGATCGAGCGAGCCTTGATCTTCGCGATCAACAAGTTGCCTCATTGGCAGGCGACGAAAGAACAGATTCAAGTCACTGGAGGAAAAGCACACCTAGACTGCCTCGCGTTCAACGCCAACACAGGAAAGCTTTACGTTTTCGAGTGCAAGCGCGGCCACGGCAGCTTTGATGGAGACAAGATCCGCGCAATCGATCAACGGCTAGGCAACATCAAGGCTTCAATCGGGGCACATGCCGCCTCGAAAGGTTGGAGTCCATCATCAACAGGCGTTTTCATCCTGAGCTTTTACGGCGCGACATGGAAGTCAGCTTATGCGATCTACAACAAACATGATGTTGCGACCTTGTTTGAACCCTGCGTCGGGCGCTTCGTCACTGAGTACATGGGGCATTTGGAATCTGCGACAGCGCGGGCTTATAGTTCTGAACTGCGTGAACCGGTGATGGTTTCTGCCGGTCAGAGCATATTCGATGCTGTTGATGAGGGTCGAGAAGGCCCTCGGCCAGATGTGCAATTCACCGAAGATGGTGCTGATTTCGTAGCCGATCAAAGCGATATTTAGACGACGACCAATGCGATCAACCAGCGTTACGGACATGCCCGAGCCTGATCCCGCATGACGCTATAGTCGGCGAGCATTTCGGCGATAGCCGCCCCCTCTGGCAGCAGATCGAGCTCGTCGGCTGCGCGCGTCTGGAACTCGCGGCTATACTCGACCACCGGTGGGCAGACGGTCGTGACGCGGGGCTTAGAAGCGACCGTTGCGCAGCCGGTCAGCGAGATCATTGCGATCGCGAGGGCGGCGAGCCGCCGCATCGAGCATCCGGCGTTGGACGTCATTGGTCTTCTCCGAGGTTTCGAGGCGTTCGGCGAGGCGGCCAGCACGCTCGCCGGAGCGCCGGAGTGAGAGCAGGAACAGGAACACCGCGAGTGCGATGGCGCCGTAGCGTAGGGCCGCCCGCATCCACGGGGCGGCGGCGATCCCGGTGAACAGAGCAGCGATCATCGACGCCCCCGCTTCCAGTCGTCGATGCGGGCGTAGATCGTCACGGCAAGGCCCGCGAGCGCCACGGCGATGAACACCCAGCGCAAGGTGTCGAGATAGGGGACGAGCGGCAGGATCGCGGTCTGTGTCTCCGTCAGAACGCTCTGCGCCACCTCGACACCCGCTGCGCCCAGCGTGGCCACGCCAGCTGCGCCGCTGCCCTTCATCGTGCGGCTGTCTGCCAGGACCTCCCGCACGGGCGCCGTTTCCGCGGCGAACGCCGTCGCCCGCACCGGGAAACGCTCGCCCCATTGCCGAGCCGGGCCGAGATCGATGTGCATGAAGCCCGAGCGCGGATAGTAGCCGAAGCCGAGGAAGTCGACGGCTCGGGCGGCGGCCTCGAAAGCCACCGGATCGTGGTTCGCCATGGCGATGTCGAAGGCTGTACCGTCCATGTGCTTCGAGCGCGGCGCGCCGCCGACGGCCCGGTTGTGCGCCGGACTGCGGTAGGCCGAACGGACGATGAGCGGCTTGCCAAGCCGGTCGCGCAGCGCCTGGAGCTTGTCGAGCGCTTCCTCGTTTATCCGCAGGGAGCCGCTGCCCCGGCAGGCGATCTCAGCGGGGGAAAAATCCTTCCAGCGCCACGAGCGCTCGGACACGTCGCGCCAATGTTTGTAGGTCATGGTCGTCATCGCAGGTCTCCAGGCACAAAAAAGCCCGCTCCTCGGCGAGGGCGGGCGGTGGTCTGATAAGTCGGGCGGATGGGTTAAGGCGTCGGCCCGAAGAGCTTCAGCTTGATGGCGATGCCGGCCATCAGGGCGAGCAGGATGCCGGTGGTGACGAGGCGCACCACCGTCTGCCAGGCGGTGCGGCGCGCCAGGCGCAGGGCTTCCAGAAGGGAACGAAGGTCGCGCAGATCCTGGCGGGCGGCGCCGTTCTCGAGTCCGAGGCGCTCGAGGGCCCGGCAGGCGCCGCGTTCGGCGGCGGCAGCGAGCAGGGTTTCCAGCTCTTCGGGCGGCAGGACGACCATGCCGCCGGTGGCGGGTTCGATGCTAGTCATGGGCCGGGTCCACGATAAAAACGGGGCGGGCTCGGGAGCGGGTCAGCCGCGCAACAACTCGACGAGAGCGCTTTCCAGGGTGATGACATTGTCGCCGCTGCCGGCGCTGCCCCATTGCGCGGTGATGGTAACGTCCTGGGCTTGGGCGAAGTCAATCGCGGCGACGAGAGGGGCCGAGCCGCTCGTGCCGAAGGCACTGCTGCCGATGGCTTTGCCGATCTGACTGTCGCGGCTGCCGCGATTGGCGATCTGCGCCTGGGCGGAGAGGCTGGCGGTGGTGGTGGTCGAGTTGGAGAAGATCAGCGTGCCGCCGACGCGGATGCGCAGGCTCTTGACCGCCGCGCTGCTGGGGTAGGACCACACCGCCGTGATGCGCAGCATGTCGTCGGGGCCGAGGGTAAGGCCGGCGATGGGCAGGGTGAACAGCGCCGTTTCGCTGGTGTCGGCGTCGTTCTTGGCGGCACCGCCATGCTGCCGCCCGAGCACTGCCAGCGGCGGCTGGACAATGCCGAGCGCGGCCCGTGCCGCCGCTGCATCCGAGGCGGCGGCGACGGAGAGGCCGAAGGGCGAGAGCGAAGTCACCCAGCCGCCGCCGTCATGGCGCAGCAGGCTGGCCTCGGCCAGGCACCAGGCGCTCCAGCCCGTTGCCGGCGCCAGGAACAGCCAGCCGCCGGCGGTCCAGGCGGCGATGGCGCCGTCGTGCCCGGTCCAGGCGCCGGTGGCGCCGGTGGCGACGATCCAGGCTTGGCCGGGAGCCGGCTCGGCCGGCGGCGCCGCCAGGTCGCGCGCCAGCACCACCGCCTGCACGGCGGCATCGAGCCGCATCAGCGCCTCACTGTGTGTGATCTCCTTTTGCGCTTGACCAGCGAGGATCAGGGGCAGGCCCAGGCGCGGTGTCTCGTCGCTCATAAATTCACCTCACGGGGTTGGCCACGGCCGATCGTGGCGCTGATCTGGATGACGCGCAGGCGCAAGGAAGTCTGCAGCGTGCCGAAATCGGCCTCCTGCTGGGCGGCGGTGTAGCTGGCCTGCGGCGTGACCGTCGCAATGGTGCGGCGCACCGCCCCTTCGCCATCGAAGATGTCGATCTCATAGGCTTCCTCATCCTCGACCAGCGGCACATCGGCGCCGTCACGCCACTCGCCGGCGATCCGCGTCCGTCGCACCCAGGTGATCGTCCAGTCGCCGGTGGGCGCGTCCCTACTCCCGCGCACATGCGCCGGACTGAATGGCCGCAGCGAATTGCCCGTGTTGGTAAATTCCACCGGGGTCACCGCGTCCAGGGTCTGGCCCAAGGTGGCGGCTTTGTAGGAGCGCGCCCGTCCGATGCTGGCGAGATTGGTCGAGACCCGCACCAGATCGGCTTCGGAGAGCAGCAGGAAGGTCTCGTCCGCCGCATGGGTGCCGATGGCCTGCTCGGTTCCCCGGCGCCCGCGCAGCAGCGTCGACAGCTCGTAGGTGGCCGGCCCCACCAGCGTCGCGTCAACGAACTGGATGATCTCGCCGCCCACCACAGCCGCATTGGCGCCGTTCAGGACGGCGGTTTCCGACCGGCTCTCCAGCTCGCCATTGCGCAGCGCGACCGTCAGCCGGTTGGCGCGGTCCCAGGTCACGCCGCTCCCCGTCGCGAGTGTGGTCTGGCAGAAGCCCCAGGTCGCCGGGCCGGGCACGGTCGCCACCGTGTTGAAAGTGCCGTCGGCGTCGCTCGACACGTACAGCACGGCGCCGCGCCACCGGCCGCCGGCGGCGGCGTCGAAGGACGCGGCGGCGTAGTAGCCGGGTCCGTCGTCGGGGTCCCGCAGGGGTGGCAGATCGAGCAGGAACAGCACGGTGTCGGCCAGCGCCAGCATACGACCGAGAATGGCGTGGGGCGCTCCGGCCACGCTGTCGGATATCAGCACGGCGGGGTCGGCCAGTACCGCCTCGCAGCGCAGCGTCAGCAGGTCGCTCTCGATGCGCAGCAGGCGCAGGTCGCGAGTGGTGCCGCGCGCCGTCAGGCGCACCACGTCGCCCGGCTCCAGGCGCGCAAAGCTGCTGCTCAGGTGGAAGGCGAAACTGTCGCGCGAGACCCAGGCGTCGTAGAGCAGGGCGTCGGCCATGCGTCGTGCCTGTGTGTCCGTCAAGCCCAGCGGCAGCTCCACCGTCGTGGCGTTCTCGCTGGCGACCACCTCGCGGCAGGCCGACTGCGTGGCCCTTTGCCAATCCGTCGCCCGCGACAGATAGACGACGTCGACGCGGCGGGGCAGCTCGCCCTCCTGCAGGCGGGTGACGGCCAGCACGCTGGCGCCGGCGCCATTCTCGCCGCCGCCGATCGGCACCAGGTCGCTCTCGCCGATCTCGGCCGCAATGTCGGTGGGGCGATGCGAGAACCGCACCCGTCCGTCGCTCTCGACGGCGTCCAGCAGGAAGGCCCGGGTGATCGCCTCGACGCTGGAGCGCACGCTGGCCCGGTTGGTGATCACCATGCCTTCGACCCGCCCCGATACCCGATCCAGCGCGATGTCGGTGTCGGGAAAGCCGGCGCGGACGCACAGGTCGGCGAGGATGGTGCGGATGTCAGGCATTTGCCCCATACCCCAGCGCCCACCGGAAGTACTGCGCGAGCACGCTGGCGATTTCGGGCACGGCGCGGCAGGCCATCGCCACCGGCTTGGAATCCTCCACATGCTCCTCGTCGATCGCCCGCCGCCAGTGCATCCAGGTCAGGATCAACCCGGCCGCCCGCTGCGGCTTGAACATGGCTGCCGGGGCCAGGTACTCGGGGTGGCTGGCCTCCCAGCGCAGGGCGTCGAACGGGTCGGATGTGGCGGCGAACTCGTAGTGCTTGGACGGGGACAGCAGCTTTTCCCAAAAGAAGGTCCATCCGGCGTCGACCAGTCCGCCATAGCGGTTCTCGCCCTTCCGGTCCCACACCAGCAGGGCGATCTCGACCCACGGCAGCAGGGTGTAGACCTGGTAGTGCAGGGCGTCGCGCCGGATGTAGTCGATGCTCTCGCCGGCATGGACGGCGGCGCGCGGCATGTCGTGGAGCGCCGGATCGAAAGGCTCGCCGGTGCCCGGATAGGTGATCGCGGCGTTCCCGTAGGGGAAATTTCGCACCGCAAAGCCGTCGATCTCGGCCAGTAGGGCGTCGAACGCGGCGCTGTCGCCCTGCAGGTGATAGACGAGCAGCAGCACCTTGTAATGGTGCGTCCACCAGTTGCCGTGTTCGGTGCCGCCTTCGCCCTCCGCCATCTGCCGGCTGAAGTTCCCCGCCGCCGCAGACTCCTTGGCGGTTCGCAGCGCCTGCGCCCAGGCATCGATGTCGGCCTGCTCCGCCGAGGAGAAATCGTCGTAGCGTCGCGCCAGCACGCGCAGCAGCCATTCCAGATTGGTCTCGTTGATCGGCTTACCGTCCGGGACGTTGGTCCGCACCCAGGCCAGGCAGACTTCCTTGACCTTGGCCAGCGCCGCCGCGTCGCCCGAATACTCGAAGTCCTGGTCGATGACCGGCAGATCGCGACGGAGCTGGGTGAAACCCTCGCGCGTCGCCACCACCGCCGGATCGTTGACGTCGGGTTCGCCCTGGCTGCGCAGGGTGACCACGGGGATCGCCGCGACGGCCTGGAACTGGGCGGCGAACTTGCGCAGCCTCTGGCGCTGCACGTTGTGCCAGGACAGCCCGGTGCTGACGCTCGGCAGCGAGCCGGCCGGGATCGGCGAATCGGCGCCGAAGAAGGCGGTCTGCGTCATCGCGGCCCCTCCACTTCCTGGAGGAACGGCCGGTTGATGTTCGCGACCAGGCAGCGGCCGTCAGGCAGCGCCGCCAGCGGCCCCGGCCAGACGTCGGTCTTCCACTCGAAGAACTCCACCAGGCTGTAGTCGGCACCGCGCCGCAGCAGCTTGACGCGGTTGCCGAACACCAGCGAGACATAGACGGTGTGCCGGGGGTCGTCGGGATGGCTGGCGCAGTCCAGCGGCCAGGTTCCCGTGTTGCGAAACGACAGGCTGTAGTCGTTGTTGACGATGCCGACAACGTCATTGCCCGAGCAGGCGAACCACATCCGGTCGTCGATGGCGGCGGTATTGTGCGCCAAGCCGCCCGGGAACCACTTGCCCACGGCGGCGGTGTCCGCCGTGCCGATGATGTTCCCGCTTACCGGGTCGAAATGCACGATCCTCCCCGTGCAACCGATGAACAGGGTGCCGTCGCCCTTCCTGGCGATGGTGTAGGGCTCGCCGGCGATCGCCACCGTACTGACGGTGTTGTCGGCGCCGGCGATGCGGCTCAGGCGATCCAGCCAGGGATGGGTCACCCACACGTCGCCGGCGCCATCGGCCACGATCTCGTGGGGATAGATGCCGACGGGGATGGTCGCCACCAGGGCGCCGGTCGTGGGATCGATCCGCTGGACGCAGGCATCGCACAGCGCGGTGACGAACAGATGGCCGGATACCGGCTCGATGCAGACCCGCCACGGCTGGGCGGCCAGGGTGCCGAGATAGCCGTCACCCGCGCGGCCTATGGTTGCCTCATGCGTTAGCGTCTCGACGTCGAAGCGGGCGATGGTCCGCTGAAGGCTGGCCAGCAGGTAGGCCTTGCCGGCGGTGTCCACGGCCACGCCGGCGGCCAGCTCCTCGCCCCAGCCTGCGGACAGCGAGCCGGTGACCTCGAAGGTGAAATTGGGAATGCGGTTGCCGTAGGGATTGAGGTGGAAGTCGCGGAACAGCACGTAGGCCTGGTCGCGATAGCCGGGCACCTGGCCTGCGCCCTCATGCGCCTCGATCTCCGAATCCGGCGCCTGGTCGGGCAGGCCGAGGTAAACCGTCATGTCGATGTCGCCGGGATTGTCGGCGAAGGCGTCCCAGATCAGCGTGGAATCCGCCCAGGCCCGGGTCAGCCCGGCGATCGGCCCCTCGCACAGCGACAAGGCGCAGGAGACGGAATAGAGGTATTCGACGGTGGTCACCTCGCCGCCGCCGCCCTTGCCGCCGCTGCTGCTGCTCTCCTGCCGCTGCTCCCGCTTCTCGGTCGACCAGATGACGTTGCCGGCGATGCGGCCGGCATAGAGGATCGGGATCATCTTGCCGTAGGTCGACACCTGCACCGCCAGGTCCGTCATCCGCGGGCCCTCGACCCTGTTCGACGGCGCGAACAGGGTCTGGTCGATGAAACTGCCGGCCATCGCCCCGACCGAGAAGCCGATCTGCGCGGCGGTGATGCCGAGGATCGTGCCGCCGACCCCGCCGCCGATCGCCGCGCCGGCGGCGGCCAGGACCAGGGTCGCCATCAGTCGTCCTCCACGCCGGGAATGGCATAGGCGGCCACCAGCCGCGCCTGCCACCAGGAATCGAACCGCGTTTCTACCACCCGCCCGGCGCCGGCATAGGCATGGATGATGCTGCCGCCGGGTCCGAGGAAGCCGACGTGCTGGGGATCGCGCCGGATGCGCAGCAGGAGGACGTCGCCTGGCCGAGCCGCTTCCGGAGGTATCTCCACCAAGTGCCGCGCCAGTCCCTCGGCCAGGGAGCGGCCGTCGGGCGTGCGGGCGTAGCCCTTGGCGTCGGCGTCGCCCAGGCCCAGCGCCCGGCACACGCCCACGACCAGGCCGACGCAGTCGCAGCCGACGCCGCGCAGCCTGCCTTGGTGATGGAATGGGGTGCCCAGCCACAGCCTGGCTTGGGCGATGATCTCGGATCGCCTCGCCATGCTCACCGCCCCGCCGGCTCGATGACGAAGTCGAGGCCGGGCACATGCGGCTCGCCGCGGAAGTTTACGGCGTTGTCGAAACGGTCGCGGCAGGTGGCGAAGGTCTTGTCGCACCCCGCCGACACCCGGTATCCGTCGCCCGGGGCGATGTCATGGCGCATCGGCAGGAAAAGAGCGAACTGGCCGCCGGCGCCGAAGCTCTTGACCTCCATCGCCGCGCCGGCGTTGGTGCCGCCGGTCCAGGTCAGCAGGCCGTGCATGAAGTGGCCGGCCGCCTCGGCGCGCCCGGAGTCCGTGAAGGAACGGCGGTCGGCGGCCGACGAGACGGCGCCCTCGACCGTGTACGCGGTCAGGTCCACCCGGCAGCGCGAGTCGCCCAGGCTGGCGCGACAGGTCGGGCTGTAGAGCTGGCCCACCTGGCGCGAGAAGCCCTCCATCATCCCGCGCAGCTCGGCGGTGAAGCCGACGTCGGTCACCTGGACCTCGCCGATGACGCCGCGCCGCAGGTACAGCGTCCCCATGCCGGGATCGGCATGGTTGACCAGCATCACCTCGACCGTCGCCCCGTCATACACGCCCGCCAACAGATCCTCCTCGGTGATGTCGTCGGCGTCCAGCAGGCCCTGGATTTCCAGGCCGTCTACCGACAGGTCGGCTCGGGTGGCCAGTGCGGTTGGCGTGAAGCCGCTCGCGGCCCGATGGGTGATCCCGTCGCAGACCAGGTCGACGTCGTGGTCGGTGAAGCCCATCACGACCCCGTCGCGCCTGGTCAGGCGCCACAGCGTGGCGAGGGTGGTCGCCTCGCCGGCAAGATGCGCCGCCAGTTCGGGCAAACAGGTCTTCATTCCCTGATCTCGACGATGGGGATCTGGCCCCAGGAATAGAGGGCATAGGTGTCGATGCGGGTGCGCATGTCGTCGGTGTCGAAGCGGGCATGGACGTCGAACTCGCACGCAGCCTCGACGATGACTTCGGCACCGGGCGCGACGGAGAAGGTGACGAGGCCGCTGGCATGATCGCAGGCCCATCCCTCGGCCTGGGGCGCGCCGTCGAGCCAAACCTGCACCGAGCCGTCCACCGGCTTGGTGATGGCGCGGAAGGTGGTGTAGCCGCCGGGATCGGCATAGGCTTTGACGAGAGCGAATTCCAAGGTGGCGCCGTCGCCGACGCCGATCGCCTGGCGCGGCATGCGGAAGTCGCTCCAATCCTTGAAGCGGAAGCTGTGCAGACGGCCGTGGCGCGCCAGGAAGAACGCGAGCAGGATGTCGAGATCGCCCTGGTTCTTGAGGCCATGGGCGACGTCCCATTGCCGGCGTGGCAGCGACCAGTTGCCGTTGCGCTTCTCGCGGCCCGAGCGCAGCGTCACCACATCGGTGGAAAAGCCGGGGCCGCCGGTGGCGCCATAGGCAATCGTGGGCGGGAAGCGGACGTCGTGGAAGGCCATGGCTCAGCGATGGCGCTGGTGCTGCCGCGCCAGGGCGGCGAAGGCCTCGGCAGCGGCGTGGCCATGGGCCCGGCGCAAAGCGCGCATGTCGCCGCCGATGGGGCCGTGGAAATGCTGTGTGATGCTCATGCCCGGACCAAAACCACGGGCGCGATGGCGCGGATCGTCTCGGGTCAGTACTTCCTCGCCGCGCTGCAGGATGGCTGGCACCTCATCTGGGCGCAGTCCGGCGATGCCGCCGCCATGCAGGCGCGGCGCCGCGGCGAAGGCCATAGCCGGAACCAGGCGATGGGGCGCCGGCGCACCGACCACGCCGCCTTGATGGAAGATGCCAGCCAACAGCCCGCCATCGCCGCCGAGGACATTGGCCAGTGGCCTAAGAATCGCAGAGCGAACCGCGATACGAGTGATGTCGGCGAGGATGCTGTCGGCGAGCGCCCTGAAGTCGATCTTGCCGCCGGTCACGAAGTTGGCGATGACGTCCTCGGCGCTGCGAAAGGCGCTGGTGAGAGCGCCGCCGAGACCCTTGCCCCAGTCCATCGCCTCGCCGGCATAGCGGGACAGCTCCTCGCGAACCGCCGCCCAGCCGGTTGCCGCCTGCGTGGCCGCTGTTGCCGCCGCCTCACCGGCGGCGCGGCTTGCTTGTGCGGCACGTGCGGCGGAACCAGCCGAGCCTTCGCCATCTCCTGCGGCATCGCTCCCGGCGCCGCCGATGGCTGCGAAGGCTTCATCGAGACGCTCCGTCGCCCCGGCCGCCTTGTCGATCTCGGTGTTCGCACCCGCCATCGCCTCCCGGAGCGCGGCGATGGACGCGAGGGGCGCGCCTGCCAGCTCTCCCAGCGCCGTCGCCGTCTCTCGCGCGTTGTCGGCGGCGGCGCGCGCATCCTCGGCGAAGGCCGACAGACCGAAATCCGGCGTCGCGAAGGTATTCGTCTCGAACGCGGCGGCGAAGGCGTCACGCGCGGCATTGCCGGCCTGGCGCGCGGCACCCGCAAACTGGTTCTCGATCCGGCCGAGATCGACGTCCGGCACCAGTTCGATGGCCCGCTCGACGCCGATCGCAGCCAGACCCGCATTGACGCCTTCGAGGAGCGCGTTGATGCCCTCGACGGCGCCGCCCAGCATCGACTCCAGCCCGGCGATCAGCGCGTTCGCCGCCTGGATCGTCAGATCGCCGATCGCCCGAGGCAGGTTGCTCCAGATGACGACCATCGCATCGAAAGCGCCCTGAAACGTACCGATGGTACGATTGCCGAAGGCGACGATGGCCTCGAGCGACGCCTGCAGCGCGTCGGCGATGCTCGCTTGAATGCCGCTCCAGGCGGCGTCGATGCGCGCTTTCAGGACGCCGGCCAGCAGTCCGATCCTGTCCCAGACCTCGGCTGCCACGTCACCCAGAAGGCCGAGCGCGGCGCCGAAGCCGCCGGTCGCCTGTACCAGCCGACCGAATTGGTAGATCAGCTCACCCGCAGCCACGACGAGCGCGCCGATCCCAGTGCGGATCAACGCGCCGCGCAGAAAGACCAGCGCGGTGGCGAGGCCGCGAACCGAGGCGGCGGCCGCGACCATGCCGGCGACCCAGCGTCCGGCGATGAAGGTGGCGAAGGCTGCAGCGATCGAAGCGAGCCGACCGATGTTGTCGAACAGGAGCCGGATCGCCTGACCAAGCGGACCGGTCGTCCGCGAGATCGCCGCCAGCGCGTCGGCGACGGCTTCGAGGGCCGGGGCGGCGGCAACGGCGAGCTGATTCGACAGCCCGCGCCAGATCAGACCGAGGCGGGAGATCGCATCGTTCGTCCGCTCGATCTGATCGGCGTCCTGCTCGGACACGACCACGCCGAAATCGCGAACGTCCCGTGTCGCCTGCCGAAGCGTCGCCGTGTCGATCCGGGAGATGGCGATGCTGCCTTCCTCCCCGAACAGCTGCCCGGCGACCGCCGCCCGCTCGGCTGCGGGCACGAAGTCTTCGATCGCCTGATTGATCCGACCGACACGCTCATCCAGCGGCAGGGCGAGCAAGGTCGACGCCGAGAGCCCCAGCCGGTCGAGCGCCGAGACGGCAGGACCGGTCCCGGCGGCCGCCTGGCTGAGGCGGCGCGTGAGGTCCTTGGTCGCCTGCTCGATGCCGGACATCGAGACGCCGGCCATTTCGCCGGCGCGTTCCAGAACCTGGATGCTCTCGACGGTGGTCCCGAGCGACTGGGCGAGCTTGGCCTGTGCGTCGACGACCTGAAGGCCGGAGCGGATCATGGCCGCAGCGCCCGCGGCAAAGGCGGTCGCCGCGGCGGCGGCCGCGATCTGCACGCGCCGATAAAAGGCCGCGACACGGCTGTTCGCGGCGTCCATCTCCCGCGATAGCCGACGGAAGCCTTGCTCGCCCGCATCGCCGATGCCCTGCAGTTCGGCACGGACTTCACGCCCTCCGACCACGGCAAGGCGAACGGAGACGCGTTTCTCAGCCATCTTGTTCAGTCCTGATTTGCGGGTTCAGCCCGCGCACCATCATGCCCTCCACCTCGGGCAGCAGTTCCGCGCAGACGAGGGTGTCCAATCCAAGCGCGTGCGCACAGGCGAGAGCCGCCGTCATGTCGAGGCCGAGGACCGCACCGGGGACGGCGCGCAGCTGGCCCGTGAGCTTTTTGGCGAGATCCCAGACCTGCCAGCCTTCGATCGTCTGCGGACGGTTCAGGACGGCGGGACATTCGCTGCAGGTGCCGCAGCAGGATCGGCAATACTGGTCGCCCCCGCTGAAGTGCCATTCGGCGAGGGCGCGGAGCCGTTTTTTTCCGCTTCCAGCAGCAGACCCTTGGACACGTAGCGGAGCTGGAACGCCTCGAAGAGCGGCAGGATGTCCAGCAGCGCGTCGATGCCTTCCGGTGTGACGTGCACAGGATTGCCTTCGGCGTCGCCCACCCCTTCCCACTCCAGCACGACCAGCCGTGCCAGGGCCTTGGCCATGGTGACCGCGATGGTCTCGTTCGACGCGCCTTCGGGCAAGGCAGCCACCGCCGGATCACTGCGGGCGGCGGCCATTAGCGAGGTGGTCAGGGGAGCGACGCGCACGCGCACGTCGTGTCCGAGGTCGAGCCAGCTCGGCTCGCGCGACAGGTTCAGGCGGATCATGGGAATGGCCTCAGGTGTAGCTTGTGACATCGTTCAGGAGGTGGGCGCGCAGCATCGTGCCTTCGCTGTCATCGTAGGCGGCGCGCCAGTCGAAGCTTGCCTCGACTCCGCCGGGGCCGGAGACGGCATATTTGGGTTTGGGCAGAAAGACCCGCGGCAGCTCGAAGCGGAGCGCGTAGCCTTCCGGGAAGGTGAACCCGTATTCGAGTGCGACGGGATCGCCATTGGCGGCCTCGGCCACGAGCGTCGCGCCATCGAAGCGTACCGACATCGATCCTTCCGCCGAGGCGAAAGTGGGATCGGCCGCCTCGATCTTGCCGTCCTCGCGGATCACCCGGACGCGTTCAAGGTTGTTGGAGAAGGTCAGGCTGCCGCCCGTGACGCCCGCGAGCGCCGCACCGCCGCGCCGGATGAAGCCGCGCCCCTGGCTGAAGCGCCGGAGCGCGTAGGCCGTCGGATTGGCGTCGACCGTCGCCGAGAAGCGTTCCTCGCCTTGGGCCACGAGCTGGAGGCGGGCATTTGCCGGTCCCTCCTGGCCCATCTCGAAGTTCAGGCTCTCCATCACCGTGCCGAGGTGACGGAAGAACACCGGCGTCGTGAGCTTCGGATGGCCGACCTCGATCGTGTAGCTCGGGATGTCGTCGGCGCCGCTCTCCCAGACATGCGAATAGCCGCCGCCGGTCAGGGTCGCCGCCGAAGCTGCCGCGGCAGAGGCAGAGATCGTGAAGGCGTTCCCGGTCGGCCCAACGACATCGAATGCGATGACGAGGGTCTGTGTGCTCGTCGGCCGCGAATAGGTGCATTTGGCGATTTCGGGATCGGCCGATGCGTTGAGGTCGCTGACCAGCTGATCGACGGTCTGTGTGGCCGTTCCCTGGATCTGCGTCTCCCCTGTTCCCGCCGTACCGGAGACGAACGTCCAGACCGTACCGTTCAAGGTGACCGTGTCGCCCGCCGTGGGATTGACGGCGAAGACGATCGAGCCGCTTGCGCTCGCGGGCGTGGTCACCGGGTCTCCGAAAAGGCCCGTCAGCCAGAAGCCCGTTCCACGCAGGTCGAGCGGGATGTCGAGCTGGCCCTCGTCGGTGATGAGGCCGCGATAGGGATCCTGCGCGTTGCGCCCGCGTCCGAGCAGCGGGTCGTCCCCGAGCGGCTGGGCCGAGGAGAGATCGGTCGATTTGAAATCGAGGCTCTGATAGCCGGTGAGCGGCGCGACCCCGTAGCTTGCCTCCCGGCACGCCTTGAGGGTGGCGTCCGCGCCATATGCGCGCGCCTTGGGCATGGATGACTCCCGTCCTGTCCGTGATTGGGTCGTGGTTGGGTCAGGCGGTGAGCGGATCGCTCACCAGGTATTCGATCGTGACGATGATCCGCGCGGTCAGCATCGGCGGCGCTCCTTCGAGAGCGAGCGCGCCCGTCTCCGGGGCCGACGGCGTTAGGTTCTCGGCGAGGCCGCCGAGCGTCTCATCGACACGCAGGGCGGCCCCAATCGCACCCAGCAGCTGATCGAGCGCCGCTTCGCCGCCGCCGCTGGGATCTCGCGGCACATAAACTTCCAGCTCGACCCGGTGCGCGTAGAACTCGGTGCGGGGGTTGAGTGTGATGTCGGGTTCGCCGGGCTCGCCATCGCGCAGGATGACGAGACCAGCGGCGGGCACCTTCTCGGGCAGCACCTCGTTGCGCCGCACCGGCGCCGCCAACTGCCCCGCGAGAACAACCGCGAGTGCGGCGAGGATCTGTTCGCGTCGAGACATCAGCGGCTCCCGTCCTCATTAGAAACCCAATTGCGCACGACCAGGCTGGGTAGCCGGCTCACCCAGCGCTCGGCGGCGCCGGCCACCTCGAGGCGCTTGCGGATCGTGACCCGCGGAACCAGGATGAACATCGGCACGGTCACCAGTCCTCGGCCCGTCCGGAGTGCGGAAGCGCTCGCGCGAGAGAAGCCACCACGCTTGCCTGTCCGGGCACGCATCCCGTCGGCCACGAGGAGAGAGGGGCCGCGTCGTCGGTAGACGAAGCGCAGCCGTTGCCCGGTCCGTCGCTCCCATCCACCCGGCGTGATCTTCCGACCGCCATCCCCGTATCGGCCAGCGGCCGCCGTCGGGATCGCGAGGAAGAAGCCGTTCTTCGAGCGAATGGTCGCGCCGTCCTCGTAGATGCGGATGATGCCCGGCGCCTTGGACCAGACGAGACCCGCCGCCCGGATGCTGTCTTCGCCCTTGGGGTAGACTTGTCCGCGCCAGGTGCGCGCCAGTCTCGGACCCAGTCCCGCCGAGGTGACCTGCGTCCGGAGCTCGGTCTTCAGGCCTTCGGTGGCCTGTGAGATCCCAGCAGTGACGGCCTTCTCGGCGGCCTTGATCTCGTCGGCCATCATCTTGCCGAGATCGCCGATCGTGCTGACCGAGAACCTCATGCCTCGCGCAGCTCCGCCGTCCAGATCAGTCGCTCCGCGTCGCGGCTCGGTTCCCCCTGGACGACATAGGAAACGCCGTCGAACTGGAACCCGTCGCCTTCGGCGAGGCTGGGTGCATCGGCGACGCGAATGTCGAGCAGCGTCGTGGCGGCATGCAACCGTGTCTCGCCGAATTCGAAGATCCGGTCGGGCCGGCGCAAGACGATCCGGACGGAGACGGCGCTGCCGCCCTTTGGCGTGAAGGTCGCGTCCCGCGCCATGTTCGGGTCGACAAACAGTGACTGGAACGCAGCGGCGATGGCCGACATCAGAAGCTGCCATTCAGGCGAACCCGCCCGATGACGTCGCCGGCGCCACCGGCGACGGCTTCGGTCGCAACGCCGATCAGCGTGTTGGCGGTGGCGGTCTTCGTCGCCTCCTTGTTGGTGTTGTCCCAGTAGACCTTGTCGCCCGCGGCCCACGCCTGCGAAGCGACCTTCTTCAGGTCGAAGACGCCGACGAGTGACGCCTCCACGGTCTCGCCGAGGACAGCGCTGCCCGCAGCCACGCCAAAGATGGAGCCGACGAGCAGGCCGTCGCCGGAAACGACCGCATAGGGCGCGGTCAGGGTGATGGTGTTGCCGGGCTGGACGTAGTTCTTCATGGCGGGGATCCTCTTGGAAAGACGAAGGGCGACCCGTCAGGACCGCCCATCTCGTCGGGGTTCAGGTGTCAGGGACGGGGCCGGATCAGGCACCCGGGTTCTTGTAGAGGCCGCGCCAGTCGATCGCCTTGGCGCCGAAGTCGAGGCGGCACTTGATCTCGACCCCGTCGACGTCGAAGCCGTTGCGCGTCTCGATGTAAGCGCCCTGCTGGCCTTCGAGATAGGCGTACTCGATGGTGTCGATCTGGTTCGGGCTGGCGGCCAGATACCAGGCGGTTTCGCTGGCCGCATCGAGACGCGGCTCGGCGATGGTGCTAAGCGTGCGGATCGACTGCGGCACCACGTTACCGCTCGACGCAGGCACGAGATTCTGCGCGACCAGCTGCTCGGCCTTCAGTTCCAGAGATGCCGGCACGATCAGGAAGGCGGGGCGGATGTTGAGCACCGTCTTCTTGTCGAGCCCGGTCTGCTTGGCCATCGCCGCCCGAGCCGCGCCGACGCTGGTGACGTCGAGCGCCGCGCCGGTGCCTGCGAGGTTCTTATGGGTGGTGTGGAACAGCGCATTGCCATCGGCCATGGCCGGGTTCGAGGTGATGATGCCCCAGACCACGTCCGACTCCAGTTGGGCGATGGAGTTGCCGTACATCGCCGGGATCCGGGTGAAGGCGTCGAGATCGTCGTTGATCAGCACCTGCCGGGTGATGGCTACGACCCGGCCGTAGGTCTTCACGCGGTAGCTTTCCTTGCTCTCCCCGAGCGTCCCGCGCTTGAACTCGCCGCTCTCGCCAACCTCCAGCAGCTGCGGTGCTTCGCCGAGCTGCACCCGGTGCATCGCCTTGAAGTCGGTCGCCAGCACCTGACGGCAGAAGAGTGCGAAGGTCCGCGGATAGGCCTCGTAGGCCTGGCGCAGGGTCTTGTTGGTGACGGCCGCGAGGATTTCGGGGAAGTCCGAGGTCGAATGCAGCGCGCGCGTCGCCACCTCGTCACGGGAAAGCCCGCGGGTGTTGACCCCCGCATTGCCGAGGCTTTCCCGGGCCAGTTCGAGGAGCGTCATGCCGCGGTACTGACGCGCGGCGTCCTCCAGAGGAAACAGCGTCGGGCTGTAGCGGTGCAGGAGCGCATTCGCCACCGCGTCGCGGCGGGTAATGCGCTCATCCCGGCCGCCAAGCGGCACCGAGACATGCGGGAAGGTCCGGGTCTCCTCCGACTTCGCGGCCACCTGGTCGAGGATCAGGCGTCGGGCTTCGTCGAGACCGGTGCCGCGCTTGACCAGATCCTCGGCGAAGCTGCGCTCGAGGTTCAGACGACCCGCCAGATCGTAAATGGTCGAGACACGCTCGCGCTCGGCTTCACGGGCGCGGTTCGCCACAGCCTCGGGATCGGGGGCATCAGGCTTCGCGGTCTTCGGACGGGCGCGGGTCTGCGTGTCGGCCGCGCTCGGGGGCGTGTCGGTCATAATGGTCTCCTCGGTCGCTGCCGTGTCGCTCGTCTGGTCGGCCACGACCTCGTCAGTCGGGGCCGGGGTCTGGGTCTTCTCCGTCATCGGGGATGCTCCTTGCGGGTTGGAGGGCGCGTCCCGGCGGTGAAGGACGCAGGTTTCAAGAGGGCTCTGGCTGCGGAAGCCCGCAGCGGGGTCGGCCCCGACCGGGACCGCTGAAATCTCGAAAGGGGTCCAGTCCACCGCCCGCCAGAGCTCCCGCCCGCCGTCGGGCTTGGAGATGTCGAAGCGATGGACCTGGTAGCCGATGGAGACCGCGCGGATGTGCCCGGCCTGGATGTCTCGCCAGATCGGCTCGACATCGGCGCGCTCGCTGATGCGGACCTGCGCGATGCCGCGCCCCTGCTCGATCCGCGCCGAGCCGGGCACAACCGAGCCGATGACGGCGTCGAGTGTGTCGATCTCATGCACCTTCAGGAACGGCGCGCCCGCGTTAAGCCGGTCGAGGCGCACATGGGCAGGGTCGAGGCTGAGTTCCTCGTCGTAGGGCTCGCCGAAGAAGCTCGCCCGCCGGACGCGCGCGCCCGCCGACCAGATCACCTCGACGGTGCGTGCGTCGGCATCGACGGTGTTTGGCGCAAGCTCCGCCGACCGGCGAAGCGCCGGCAGTTCGATCATCGTGTCCATGAAGTCAGTCCTGTTGGGCGGTGTCCGGCTGCCCCGAGTCGGGTTCCGGATCGGTTGCCGGGCCGCTCGATTGCGCGCTGCCGGTCTTGGTGACGCGGCGGGGGTCGCTGTCGAGCACAAGCCCGAGGGCGTCGAGCTTGGCGTTGGTCGCGGCGATCTCCGCCAGCACGGCGTCGGGATTGCGGCCCTGCCGAGCGATCACCTCGGCCAGTGTCATCGTTCCCGAACGGATCGCCAGAAGGTTCGCCATCGCGTCCTTCTGCGGATCGATCGCCTCGAACTTGGGCGGTGACCATTCGACCGGCACGTCCGGCGTCGGGATCTGTCCCGCGGCCCATGCGGCCTCGGTGAACCAGCGCCAGACCGGGGTGCAGAGCATTGGAATGAAGAGCTGCCACTGGACAGCGTCGATCATCCGGCGGAACTCGACGAGCCCCGCCCGGATGGAGGAGTAGTTCACCTGGCTGAGATCGCCGGTGAGTAGCTCGTAGGGCACCCGGAACCCGGCAGAGATCGTATGCAGGCTCGCGCGCTTGTACTCGCCGTAGCCGCCCGTCGCGGCTGGCTGGTTGAAGCGGATGTCCTTGCCGCCGCGGGCATAGGCGATCAGTCCTGGTTCGAACTGCTCGACCCGGTTGCCGTCGGCGTCGACCACCGCCGGGGCGATGCCCTGCTGCGCCTCGTCGTCGCCGAAGACGATGGCGGTGACGCAAGCCTCGGTCTTCTTGCGCACGATCTCGGCCACTTCATAATCGTCGAGATCACGAAGGGCGCGGATGACCGGCGCGCCCCAGGGAACGCCGCGCGCCTGCGTGCGCTGCTTCTCGTAGACATGGGCGATCTCGCTCGCCGGGACCGGCCGGCTCTGCAGGCCGTTCTGCAAGGCGCCATAGGCGTCGCCCGGATGCTCCGCATGGAGCCAGTAGGCCCGGCGCCTGCCGAGCGGATCGAACTCGATCCCCTGCATCAGCCGTCCGGCGTCAAGCACACCGGATCTGGTGGCGTCGAGGAAGTCGGCCTCCAGCACCTGCAATTGCAGCGGCACGGCCAGTCCGTCCGCGGCGCGGCGCAGGCGACGGCGCACCAGCACTTCGCCGGCCTCGACCATCTCACGGCAGATCAGCGTCTGAAGCCCGTAGAAGTCGAGCTGGCCGTCGGCGTCACAGGCCTCGGCCCATCGTTCGAACAGATCGTCGACGCGGCGGTCCAGCGCCTCGTCCCCGCTGGCGGCACGCGGCATGATGCCCGCGCCAACGATGTTGTTCACCAGCACCGCCACGGCCTTGGCCGCGTGCGGGTTGTTGCGGACGAGATCGCGCATCCGGTCGCGCAAGAGCGCCCCGGCCACGCCGATCTCGGTGTCAGCCGAGGATCCCGGGGCACGCCAGCCCTCCGTGCGGCGTCCTCGCGCGGCGCCCTCGTAGCCGCGCGCGAGCGTCTCGAACGCCTGTCGCGCCAGGACACGCCGCGCGGCGGCCCGAGGGGCGACTGACGCGATTGCGCGGTCGAACCAGTTCGCCGCCATCAGCGATCCCCGCGCGAGAAACCCGCGAGCCCGGCGACCGCAAGCGGCCGCCCCACACTGGCAATCGCGCGCTCGATGGTGCGGATGCGGGCGAGCAGATCCTCCGCCGAGCCGTAATCCACCGACTTGCCGTCATAGCTGACGCGGGTCGTGCCGCTGGCATAGGCCCGGCGTAGTGCCGAAAGCTCGGTTTCGGTCCAGTCGGTCATCTCAGAACCATCCTTCCCGCCGCCCGATCCAGTCGGAACGGCGCTTGCCTTGGGGTACCTGTCCCGGCCTGTGGATCTGCCCGGCGGGATCGCTGTCGGGGGGCGTCGCCCCGAGCTGGTCCTCGAGATCGCGCCATTTCTCTTCGGACCAGCGGTCGGCGCCTGCGATCCAGGCGGCCGCGCGGGCGTAGACCCGGCAATCGAGCGCCTCGTTGCGCTCGCGCAGCTTCTGCCATTCGAGCTTCGCGAAGCCGCGCTTCGTGCGCACCGTAACCAGCTGCTCGGCCACGACCTGCTTCAGCCACTCGCTCTCGACCCATGTCGGCAGGTGGATCGTGCCGGGCGGGAACGCCGCGCCCTCGTCACGTTCCTCGGCCGTCGGGCGCTCCAGCCGCAGGAAGCGGTAGGTTTCGGCCTTGAAGGTCGAGACGGCCACCGTCCAGAGCCGGGCGCCGCGACGCAGGCGCTTCCCGCCCTCGGTCGCATCGACGAAGGTGGGGCCGGAGACCGGGCTCGAACGGTTGAACCCTTCGACGCCCTTCACCGGCGCCACCTGCGCGAAGCCTTGCGCCCGCGCCCAGGAATAGACCGCCGGGGCCTCGTAGCCGGTGTCGATGGCGAGCCGCGCGATCCGAAGGTGCGCACCGTTTTCGTGCGGCCAGGACCGGTCGAGGAGGGCCGTCAGTTGCTCCCAAGCATCATGCCGGTCCGGCCCGCCCTCGATCACGACGTGATCGACGAGCCAGCTCTCAAGCCCTCGGCCCCAGGCCCAGACATCGACCTCGATGCGGTCCTTCTGGACATCCGCGCCCGCCGTCAGGAACAGCCCGCCCGCTGGCACCGTGCCTGACCGCCACACCTCGCGGCGATCGTAGAGCCGCTGCCAGTCCGGCGCCTCGCCGGTTTCGACCCACGTCTCGCCGAGAATGGTGTTGCGGAACGCCTTGATCGCCTCGTCGGAGCCCTGGGCCGCCTCCCAGCTGCGCGCGATCCGGGGCCAGCTAAGCCAGCCCACCGGCGAGTAGAGCGCCGAGAGGTGGTAGCCGATGGTGGTGGGATCAGCGGCCGTGGCGGTCGCACGCCATTCGCCGCGCTCCAGCATCGCCGTCTTGTGGTGCTCCGCGACGGCTCTGTCGCAGCCTTCGCAGATATATTCTGCAGTCTCCGGCTTGCCCTTCTGCCAGCGCAGCCGCTCGAACTTCAGCCACTGCATCGCCCCGCAATGCGGACACGGCACGAAGTAGCGCCGCTGATCGGACGCATTGAACTCGCGCTCGATCCGGCTCAAGCCCCGGATGGTCGGCGTCGAGACCAGGAACACCTTGCGCCGATGGGCGAAGGTCAGCGACCGCGCCTCGGCCAAGGTCACCGGATCGCCTTCCTCGTCGGCCGAGGCCGGATAGGCATCGACCTCGTCGAGGAAGATGTAGCGTGCCGGGGTCGAGCGCAGGCCGACCGCCGAGTTCGCGCCCGTTATGATCAGGATGCCGCCCGCGAATTCTTTGGACAGCATCGTGTTCCCGGCGTCGCGGGATCGGGCCGGTTTCACCCGCTCCCGGAGCTCGGGACTCTCGTCGATCAGCGGGTCGATCCGCTGGCGCGAGTTGCGCTTGGCCAGTTCCACCGTCGGCTGGACCGCGAGCATAGGGCCCGGCGCCTGGTGGATCGCGAAGCCGATCCAGTTGTTGCCGGCTTCCGTCGCCCCGACCTGTGCGGCCTTCATGAACACGACCCGTTGCGCCGCGTCGCCGGGCGACAGCCGGTCCATGATCTCCCGCATGTAGGGCGTTCGCATTGTGCGGTAGCGCCCCGGTTCGGCCGAAGCGCGGGACGCCAACATCCGGTGCCGGTCCGCCCATTCCGAGACGCTGAGGTCGGGATCCGGTCGGATCCCGTTGCCCCAGGCGCGCAGGATCTCAGCCGCGCCTTCGAAATCCCTCAGGCCATCTTCATCACCGGAATTCGGGCCGGACCTCGGCGAGTTCGTCGAGGTGGGCGCGTACATGTTTCTCCAAGGCCTTCTGCATGGCGGCCGCCTCAACGCCGAGTTCGGCCGCCATCAGCGCCGCCGCGCGCGCCGGCCAGTTCACCCAGGCATCGCGCTCCTCGCGTGCCAGCCGAAACACGACCGCAACCGCCCGGGCGCGGTCGACGAGTTCTCCCTTGAGCTTCTGAAGCCGGATGCGCCGCTCCTGGGCCTTCAGCACCTCATTCGCGGTCTTGGCCTGCAGGAAGGTCGTGCCGCTGCCGACGGGCGGCGCGGCGAGCCCTTGTTCCCGCAGCGTGTCGCCAACGGCGGACACGGCCGCGTCGGGTACCGGCTTGAGCTTGGGCGCCGTGGCGCGCCGGGACTTAGACGGGTCCGTCATCGCCGCCCGGCGTGCATCACTCGCCTCTGCGTCGATGCTGCCATCCTCATGGAGCACCAGCCGTCCCGCCGCCTTCGCCTTCTGGATCGCGCCCCGCGAGAGACCGACGCGCGCGGCGTACTGGCGCTCGCTCAGCCCCTGCATGGCGCTCTCCGATTATTTGTTTAGATTCAGGTGCTTATCGAGTTGATAAGCGGTTCGGACAGAGCGAACGTGGCTTTCAAGAGCACGCTGCAACTCGCCACGAGGAGCCACAGAGATGACCCGCCGCGCCACCGACAACTCGAAGGCACTCGATGCCTTCATCGCCGCCAAGCTGGAGATCGACACCATGCTGGAACGCCTCAAGGCGCTCAGCGACGACCACTTCGAAACCGATCCCGACGAGATCAACTGGGGCCATGTCGGCACCCTGAGCCACTACCGGGACAAGCTGCGCGAGATCACCGACATGGCGTTCCGCGAGGGCGAGCACGCTGGGTGAAATCCTGCACCTGCCTGAACTCCGGCCGCGCCGTGCCGCGCGGCTTGGGGTCGTAGAAGGGCCGCGACGGTCGCGGTCCCGACCAAGGAGACGACCCCATGACCAAGCTCACCGACACGCAAGCCGTAATTCTCAGCGCCGCCGCTCAGCGCGACAACCACAATGTCCTGCCGCTTCCCGGTTCCCTGCGCGGAGGCGCCGCCACCAAGGTGGTGGAGACGATGATCGCCAAAGGCTTCATCGAGGAAGTCGATGCCGACATCCGCAAGGGGGAGCTTGTCTGGCGCGAGACCGGGGACGGTCACGGCACCACGCTGGTGGCGACCAACGCAGGCCTCGCCGCCATCGGCATTGAGCCCGAGGGCAGGAGCACCGCGCCTGCGAGCGCGCCAGACACCCCCGCCGAGCAGCAGGCCGCGCCCACGACGCGAACACCTCGCGAAGGCACCAAGCAGGCCGCGCTGATCGCGATGCTCCGCGCGCCGGGAGGCGCGACCATCACCGAGATTGTCGCGGCCACCGGCTGGCAGCCGCACACTGTGCGCGGCGCGATGGCGGGCGCGCTCAAGAAAAAGCTCGGGCTCGAAGTGACCTCGGAAAAGATCGAGGGGCGCGGTAGGGTCTACCGCGCCGGATGATCATGCCTTACCTCAGCCCCGGAGCAGTAGTTTCGAGACTACTGCGACGGGGCTGTTCTCGTATCCTCCCAGCGACATCGTGCGGAGCTGATCCTTCAACCACGCGTCATCCCAGAGAAGCCAGCCGTTCTTTTCGAAGTGCTCCCGCATGAGCTGGCGGTCAGCCTCCCGGATAATTTTGCCACAGACCAGGGCCAGTCGGACATCGGGGTTCTTCGCGACAAGCCCCGACTCGAACAGTTGAGCCTTGAGCCGCTTGAACACCGTTTCCCGCAAGATTGCATCGTTGAAGAGCTTGAAGCGGCCGGCAAGCGCCTGATCGGTGCCGTTGAACGCACGGAATGCCACCCCGAACGAATCGAGATAGCTCTTGCACTCGACCACGAGCACCTCGTTGCGTCGGCCACTGTATCCAACGATGTCCAGCTCCCAGCGCGGGGAGGACGGTCGGTTGATGGCAATTTTCTCCGCCTTGGTCAACTCGACCTTGAACGAGGTCTGGACCCAGTAACCGTCGTGCCAGAGGATTTCACTGACGACGCTCTCGAATGCATCCATGGTTTGCTTCGTTTAGTTCCCCTAGGCGATGATCCTCCATCAACCGTCCCGGCGACGCAACCGCCCGACCCGTATCGCCTCGAACAGCCGCCGCAGCGCGTAGGAGCGTCCGATGCTGACCACTGTGAAAATCGCACCCATCTTGAGGTTCTGCGCCAGCG